AAAAAGATATAATGAATAAATAATCTTATTCTTAAATCATTTTTAATGAATTCAATAATATTTTTTAAACAAATTCCAAAAAAAGATATAATGAATAAATAATCTTATTCTTAAATCATTTTTAATAATTTCAATAATATATTTTTAACAAATTCCAAAAAAAGATATAATGAATAAATAATCTTATTCTTAAATAATTTTTAATAATTTCAATAATATATTTTTAACAAATTCCAAAAAAAGATATAATGAATAAATAATCTTATTCTTAAATAATTTTTAATAATTTCAATAATATATTTTTAACAAATTCCAAAAAAAGATATAATGAATAAATAATCTTATTCTTAAATCATTTATATTAAATAATTCTTTTTAATGAAAAGAAAAGATAAGAACTCATCGTGAAAATCAAAAATCCCCAGAATGTATCTAATAAAGCTATTTTATAATCATAATTTTTAAATATTCCTATATTCGTCGAATTAAACATTCCATACATTAATAATCCTAAACCACCTCCATATAATACACATAAAAGAAATAAATTATCTTTTTTTAATCTACTTTCAATCATAGGAATAGAGAAGAAGAATAATCCAAAAATAAGAGTTAGATATGATAATATAGCACCATAGAAATTAAGTGAAAGAGATGTTTTTTGAACTTTTTCAATTAGATAATTATAATTTGAGGAATTTATCATTAACCAAATAAAATCCATAAATAAAACAAATAAAATCACAATAAAATAAATAATCATTTATAATAATAATAGAAAATTAATATAAATACATATCTTCTATATCATATCCATATAATTCCAAATTTTTTATTAGAATTTTCATAAAATAATAAAAACCAATCAATTTTATCAAGATTTTTATTCAAAAAAATCAACTGTTTTTTATATGAAGATAAAAGAATAAATAATTTTAATTATTTTTAAACATCAATAAAAATAATTAAAATGAATTCGATAATTTATGTTTAATCAAACTTCTATAAATGACAATTTCACGGATATTCCATTATTATTCTTTATAATCATAATGATATGATGATTATTTTGTTTCTGTATATTTATATAATTTAGATACTACTAATCAAAGAAAATAATAGAAGTTTTATTTGGAAATGTCCTAATTTAAAGAATATCATTTTAAACCATCTCGAAATTCACGAATGAAATCTTCTTTACTTATTATCTTCAATCCTTTTTCAATTGCTTTTTCAATTTTATTTGTCATTTTATTCTTATCCTTCATTATTAAATAAGTTGTTTTTGATGTTATTGATTTCTCAACTTCTCCACCATTTTCTTTTATAAAATTCTCATAATCATCATTTCTAAATCCTGTAAATACGAAATATTCTCCTTTAAATATTCCATCTTTTTTCTTCTCAACAATCTTCTCAATTTTCTCAATTTTAAATCCTAAATCTTCATAAAATTCATAGAATTTCTCTAAATTATCCTTAAATAGTTGTGATGTTAATTCACCCATTCCATTAATCTTCATTAAATCTTCTATCTTAATCTCCAAACCCTTCTTCTTATTTTGACAAATATCAGGATAAGTTTTTAATATTAACTCCACTTTTCTTTCCCCCATTCCTCTACCTATGATATTAGATGCAATCATTATCTCATTACAACTCTTCTTCTTAATCCCTTCCAACGCCTCGATTAAATTCATCGCACTTTTTTCCTTAAAACCATCAATTTTCAATATCTCCTCTTTTTTAATATAAATAATTTTCTTCAAATCATCAAAACCAGCATCATATAATTTCTTCAAAATTCCTTCACTTACTCCCTTAATCTTCAAAGATTTCATAAAAAATACAAAGTTTTTAATATCAACATCTCTATCTTTATCCTCCAATTCCGCTATAATATCAATATGAGTTTTATTCCATTTATAAGGAATTTTAGGCATCATCGGCAAACCATCATCAGCATCTTTTATAATACTTATGATATGTGGAATAACTTCTCCTGATCTTTGAATTTTAATAATAGAACCTATTCCAATTTTATTTTTCTCAATAAAATCAGCATTAAATCCTGTCGCTTGTTTTATAACAACCCCATTTAATTTCACAGGATTAAATTGAACGACAGGTTTCATATATCTATCTTTACTTATATTCCATTCGACATTCATAACAATTACCTCTGCAACATCTAATAATTCATTTGATTTGAAAGCAAATGAATATGGAGGATTATCGTCATTTTTAATTTCATATGCTTTATTATGAGTTATTACAATTCCATCAATCTCATAATGACTATTTTTCTTAAAATCTTTTAAATATTCAAATAATTTATCATTTGTTAAAACACCTTTAATGATTTTATATTTAACAACATTAAATTTCAATTTCTTTACCATTTTTAATGCCTCCAAATTTCCTTTTCTTTCATTTAAAACATCATAGACAACATAATCAATCTTTTCTAAAATCTTCTTATTAATTGTCTTACTATTAATCAAACCTGCGACAACATTTCTAGCATTTGCTCCTAATGTCTCATCCCAATTTTTCTTTGATAATAATAATTCACCTCTTACTGCCAATCCTTCTGGAATTTTTGAAGGAAATTTGATATAATCTTTAATAAATGAAATATCAGTTCCATAAATTCCATCGCCTCTGGTGAAGATTTTAATATTTCCATTATCATTCATAAATAAACAAGATATTCCATCAAGTTTTTCACTAATAATATATTCATTAGGTTTATTGAATTTGGAGAACCATCCATCTAATTCTTTAATATTTCCATATTTAATTTTATTTTGACTTCCAAGATAATATGGAAGTTTTATTTTCATCTTTTCAGATGGTTTATAACCAACTCTTTTGAAATATGGATTTTTAGGTGAAATATGTCGCAAATGGTCTTTAATCAAATCATATTGAGTATCAGTCATAATTTCTTCACCTTTTAAATGATATGCTTCATCTGCTTCTTTGAGAATTTTCACTAATTCTCTTGATTTTAATTTAAGAAAATCCATATTCCTTAATAATATTAAAGAATTATTAAATCATTTTTTAAACTTCATTAATTATAATTCCATTATCATATCTGTATTTATCTAATTTCTTTATTCCATTTATAAATAATGATAATGTCTTTTTTTCCGCATATTTATTCCTAACCTTCTTCAAAATCCTTTGAGGAAATGAGAAATTAATATTCTCCACGATATTATCATAATTCGTAATGACAATATCGATAAATTTTGTCATTATATTTAATGAATATAAAAAAATGATTATTAATAATAATTAATTATTTAAAGATGATTAAACAAATTCTAACGGATAATACAAATATAATAGAGATTTATTTGATGAATACACAAACTTCACAGATGCGAATGAATATTTATTTAGATGATGTATTTCTAAATAAAATTAAAAAAAAATTTAAATTAACAAGAGAAACAACATTCGTTTATTATAATAAGGATAATCTTTCTTATGTTTATGATTTAGCAAATGATAGTCAATTTGTTTATTTGAGGAAATTGGAGAATTCTAAAATAAAGACATTTGATAATTATGATTTATATGGAATTGCTTTTAATGAAATGAAAATGCAAACATATTTATTTGGTTGTGGAAATGATATTGAGAATAAAGAAGAAATGAAAATCCAAGAATTTAGGATAAATAATCGCATTTCTTTAATTATTAAAAATAATAATTTATATATTAATTATAGACATTCAAAAGAAGTTGATTTGGAGAAAACCGAAGAAATCATCAATTCAGTTATTAAGAAGATACTTAATTGAAGGAAAGAAAGAAATTAAATATTTTAATTATTTTCTTAATTTCTTCTGGATAAGTTTCTTTTATTTCTATTTCATTTAATTCTTCATTTTCAATTGATATTTTTATTGTTCGAGAAATATCATCTTGAATTTCAACTTTCACTTTATAATCATAATCAATTTTTTCATGTATATTATCAGTTAAATCCAATAAATATGCAATACTTTCCAAATCATGACCTTCTATTATTTGTCTTGTTTTCATTTTTTTATCTAAAATAATAAAATTTGCTTTATTAGTTTCAATTGAATTTTTAAGTTTTTCTATAACTTTTTCGAAATAATCAATTTTAGCTTGATTTTGAGATAAATTTCGTCGCAATTTATCTAAAATAGAACTTGTTCTTTCATCTAGAATTGTTTTAATATTTTCAAAAAATAATTCAAAATATTTTTTTTCATTAGCAGTATTATATATATTTATATAACTATATGTATAAATAGATTTGATTTGTGAAATAATTTTTTTAATGAGATTTTGACTTGAATCAAAAAATATATCAACATTTAAAAGTTTATTTTTTTTCTCAATAATATCAAACAAATCATAGAAATTATTGAAAAAGATTACATAATTAATATTATCAATATTTTTAAAGAAATATTTAATTAAATGATATGTTCTAGTAGATAATCCATTTAAAGATAAACCGGAAGCACTATCAAAATTAAATATAGTACTAAGAATAGTAGGATTATTAATTAAATTATAAAAATTAACTTTAAATCTATCTTGTTTAGAATAATTCTTCTTATATGCTAATAAATCAAATATATATTTATTAAAATTTGTTATACATTCGTGAATATTACTAGGATTTGGATTATCTATTTCTTTTGAAGGTATATAGAAAACAAAAGTATCAATTATTTTTAAATAATTATGAATTGTCAAAAATATTTCTTTGAGTTTTTCAGGTAATAATAATTTAAATTCTGTATCATCAATTTCTTGAATAATTTCTTGAAACCTTACAATAATTTTATTATTATTATTTTTTATATTATTTAAAACTCGATTAGTTATATTTAAAAAAATCTCTCTGTTATTGTCATTTATTTCAACTTTATTAAAAATAACATTTTCATTATAATATTTAATAACATTTTCATTTTCCAAATTTTCTTTTATATTTACGGAAATATGTATTAAATATTGAATCAATATATATTTCATATTACCATTTAATGATTTTTTAAATGTATCTTTATCATATTTACTAATATCATTTAAAAGTGTTAAAAAATGTAAAATTTTTATATATGTATATGTATATGTTATATTGTTAAGATTTTGGTTTATAGTTTTCAATTCGCCAATACTTTTTTTTAATTTTTCTAATTTATCCAATAAATCATTTTCAATTTCTTTATGATTATAATTACAATCAGTATAAGTTAATTTTATTTGATTTGCTATAATTTCAATATCAGATGTTTCTGTTACTCTTGTAACTTTCCCTAATAATTCATCAACTTTACTTTGAATAGAAGGATCTAATATATAATCTTTACATTCACTTAATATTTTAATCAAAATATCTTTGAAATTTAAACTACTATTTTTTAAACTAATTATAAATTTCTCGAAATCTCCTTTAATATTTTTTTTAACATCCTCATAAATTTTATCAGTATTATCAATATTATCTTTTAATAATAAAATAGTATCATATGATATATTTCTAATGATATTATTAATTTTTTTAATATCATTATCAATAAATTCATTCTCATAAATTTTTTGGAAAATATCTAATTTATTTGATATAAATTTAGATATAAAATATGTATTTACTGATATATAAAAATCTTTAAATGAATAATCTTTATTATTTATATTAAATAAACATATGGAATAATTAGCAGTATCAGGAAAAATAACATTATTTCCTTTTCTTATAATTGAATTTAAATCTGCTAATTTATCATTACCAGTATAACATATATCATTTGTAATATGTTTCAAAGTATTATTTTCAATATTATTCTTCTTCAAATAATTATAAAAAAATACAAATAAAATACGAGCAATATCTCCTGATTTTTTTAAATCAAAATACGCTCTTGTAATATCTATTTTGTTTTCCTTTGTTAATAGTCCATCAAAATTAGGATTAATACAAAATGCGACATAAGAAGAAATAATATTATTTAAATCTGTTAATCGAATTTCACTTATTTTATTTATTGTAGTTAATTTTTTAATCATTTTTACGACATTTTTAATTTCAAAAACACTTTTTCTATTTTCACATATATCAATAGCATAATAATCACCACCATCTATATCTTTTATATATATATATATATGACGTAAAGAAACTTTTAATTTAAAAAAATATTTTTTAGTATCATCTAATCTTATATTACGAAAAAATTCTTCATTTTTAAAAATTAAAGCAACTCTATAATTATTATTTTCGTCTTTATAATAAACTACTTCAAAAGCATTTCTAATATTTTTTTTAAATGCTTTAAATATATCTATATAGATATTTAAAGCATTTAAACTACCTTGGAAATCTTCATTTCCAAAAATTAAATGAGATATATATCCTAATGCATTAATAGAATTATCATTCATTTCATTCAAAAAATTTAAAGCTTTATTTTTACAATCAATGGGAGCTGAATCATAAATATCTTCTAATGTATAAAATCTTTTTTTATCAAATAATTCTATAATTTGATTTTTAATTAATTCCCAATTAGAACTTTCATTTAATAAATTTGTTATATTAGATATAACTCCTAATGATAATATTTTATCACTAAATTTATTTAATAAACTTATATTTCCAAAATTAAGTTTCATATCAACTACATAATCTATTTCTTTAACTCCCATAATATCTTTTAAAAATTGTTCTATATTTGTTTTCATTAAATCAATATCTTTTTGATCTTTAACCATAATCTTTCCCAAAATTTCATCAACTTCTTTTGTATAATTAACAAAATTATAAATACTAAAATATAAGATTTTATCGAGAATATCTGGTGATTTTGTGATAATTTTATTAAAAATAATTGGTTCTCTTAATCCATAAAGTTTTTGTAATTCTGCTTCTCCAATATCTGTTGCTTTATAAAAATATTCATCTGGTATTTCTTTAAAATCATTAAAATCGTGATAATTATCAAATATATATTGATATTTTAAAAAATTTTCAATTAAAGTTGATGGCAAGAAATCAAATGCTCCTCCTTTTATTTTTTTATTTTTTTTTTTAAATCCTCCTGATGTTGAAGATGTTAATTTCTTTTTATCATCTTTAACATCAAAATTTATATCATCTATATCAAGAAGTAATAAAGAACATTTTATAAAATTATTTATTAATAATTCTTCTTGATCTTCATCAACACCTTCCATACGATCTTGAACAACTCTTTTAAACTTTTTATCAATATCATTTAAAAATATTTCAACCAATCTCTCTTTTTTTATATTTATATCATTTTGATATAATAAATCAGTTCCAGTTTTTATTGCTGATATATATGAAGGTTTATAATCAAAATTAGTTGTTTGATTTTTTTTTATTAAATTAATCAATTTAAAAATTACTGTTAGATATATATGTATATTAATTTCTTCTTCTTCTTTTTGTTTTAAATTTCTTCTACTAACTCCTGAAGTTTTCCCTTCTTTTTTTTGTCGATTTCGTGAATATACTGCTATATTTGGTCTAGAAAACCTATGTTTTGTATTTTTTACTACTTTTAATTTTTCTTGAATTTTTTTTTTAACTTCTATAATATCGTTTAATGAATATGCTCTTTTTCGTTTTAATTTATCTTGATTACTTAATATTTCTATATCCATTTATATTATAATTATATTTTTCTTTTTTTATTTATTTTAGATACATCTATATATTTATTAAACCAATCTTCTCCAACCTTTTTTGAAGCATCTTCAACACTCATCTCATTATTTATAATCTTATTTCTCATATTTATCATATAATTAAATGAATTCCAATCAAATTCCTCATTTCTTATTGCCATCTCAAATAACATCAAATATCTCGTCGAAAATTCAGGAAACTCATTCTTCAATTTCTCATATTTCTCATTATCATCCTTATATTCAATCTCACCCTTCCTCTTTATAATCGCCGTTACTATATTCACCAACTCAACATTCGAAAGTCCATCCATTTTTCTATATATCTCTCTAAAAAATCTCTTTATATAAAATAAAAGATGCTTCAATATTCTCCATATGATAATACTCCTTTCATACCTCCTTTGCGTATAGAACCTGATACTATTGCATATTCCTCTCAATTCTACGCCAAAAATCATATCCCATCTTCCCAAGAACGAATTGGAAATAATTCCATTAATCCACAAGTTTATCAAAAATATAAAACAGATTATAATCTTTTCTGTTATAAATAAAAATAATGGCATAGGACTACTGGGAATTGAACCCAGATCATCGCTTCATAAGAGCGATATTCTAACCGTTGAAATATAGTCCTTTACATTTATTTAATAAAATCTAATCTTTATATCTTTTTTTATTTGGATTATTAAAAGTAGAATTATAAATAATCCAATTAATATAAATAAAAAAGAATTTTCATTTTTATTTTCAAAAGCTTCCAATCGAACTTCTTCTAAATATTTTGGCCCACTCGAACTATTTCCCATCCTATTCCTCTAATATAATTCTATCTTTTAATTTTAATAAATCAAGATTTATCGTAATCTCATTAATCATCTTCACTATTCCTACATCCGTTCTATTCACATTTCCTAAATTCTCCAAATATCTACATTTTGCAATTAATAATTTATAATCCTTAATAAATTTCTTATTATTCAATTTAATCTTCACATTTTTATCAATTTTCTCATAAATCATCTTTAATCTATCTTTGATTATCGTTTCCTTCGTTCCTTCCTTCATATCCCCTTCATCTTTATAAATAATCTTCCCTTTCTTATCCTTAATAATTATCTTATATGTAATACATTCCTTCGCCTTACTATCAATAATCTTCATATATCCTTCATAATCAATTTCTTTAATCTCCTCATTAACTTCTTCAATTAAAATCAATTCCTCTTCCTTCTTACTCTTCTTCTTCATCTTCGGTTCTTTCAATTGATTAATAAATTCATCAAATAATAATTCTTGAACTTTCATTAATCTCAAATTATCTAAACGATTTTTCCTTCGTGTATCATTTTTATACATCTCCTTTTTCATCAATTCTTCCTCCACCTTCCCCCAATATTCCTCATCAATCCCTAAATCCGTTAAACATAAGGAATATAATTGAAGAATAGGTTTCATAATTTGGTTCGTAATATAATGAAGATAATCAGGTTTCAATTCATTATCTCTAATGAAATCTATCGTCTCGATTTTATCTCCTTGAAGTTTCGCTTTATCATTTTTAATATATACATATTGAATTCTATCATTTATCGCTGGTTTGTTGCCTGGTTCCCTAACACCAATCCTATCTGCTAAAACCTTATGAGCTATTTTCGTGGGATCTTTATAAAATCCTCTCAAAGTTTTCGATAAAATCAAATCCTTAATATCCGTATTACCATCAACTAACGCTCTCAATTCTTCTCTTAAAAATTTCACCGATAATTCTAAATCTTGTTGATTTAAGATAATATTTATAATTCCTCCATAAATCTTCTTGACTATATTCGCATTATCTCTCCTTTTCAAAACAATTCCCATCGATTTTTGTTTAAAATTTATATCATCTTTTTCATATAAATTTCCAACATATCTCTTCTTTGAAAATAAGATGAAAGGATACAAACTTTTCTCATAATTTAATTTCTGGGGATAAGGAAGATGTTTCTTAATCTTCTCTTCAATCTCCATCCCAATTTTAATAGCACCTTTTAATGCTTCTTTTCCAAATAATTCAATACCATTTTCATCCTTAATCCTGAATTTACAGAAAATACTATCTGTATCTCCATAAATAACATCCGCATTATAATTCTTCTCCACAAAATCCTTTGCCAATATTATCATCTCTCTTCCAGTCGAAGTCGTACAAGCTGCAATTTCTTTAAGATAGATAGGTGATGTTCTTGCTCCAATTTGACCATATAAAGAATTTGCCGTAATTTTATAAGCATTTTGAAGAGCATCGAAAACAGCACATTCAAATTTATTATAAGTTGGTTTCATTTCTAAAACCTCCTCTTTTATAATCTTCTTTTCACCAACAATCATCATATCATCTTTCTCTTCAACAACTCCAATCAATTCTTCACCATTCTTTAAAACCAAAGTTGAATATTCAATCTTCTTTCGTGTATTCTTCCTCTCCGTTAATAACATCTCTAAAATCTCTGGAATAATCCCTTTTCTCCCATCTTTATATTTCGCAAAATAACAATCCTTAACACCATTCTTTATCTTCTTATCTCCTGTTCCTTGATATAAATCATAACTTACTTTCATAATCTCATATTCATCATTTTCTATGAGATATTTATCATCCGTGATATATGTATCGTGTGATAAATTTCTACAAATCATAGAAGATGGATATAAAGAACCATAGTCAAATACGACAATTGGATCATCTAGATAAATCGCTTCTTTTGGTGGAAGAACGATTGCTCCTTCATATCCATCCATATCTAAATCTTCGATGAAGTTTTTAATGACAGGGATGAGATAATTCATTCGCATACATTCATTCGCTACTAATGAGAAGATTTTAATACCTTGTCCTCGTCTAAATAAGAAATTCAAAGGAACTAAACAAACATTTCCCATACCAATATTATTTTCAAGAATTTTGAGTTTATGTAAAAGACGATTAACGAGAATACAATCTTGAATACAATATTTCGCAATTACACTTCTATCTTTCGCATCACCAAGAAATTTCTCGAAGATTTCCTTGGGTTTCAAATCATCTTTCTTATCACCTATGTAAATAGATGCTACATTATCTAATTTATAACTATCTAATTTAAAATCTTTTTGAATGACCTTCAATAAATCAATCGTAACAATTCCATCAATATCTAATAAATTGAATATATTATCTCCTAATGCGGATGATGATAATTTTTGTTCTACTAATGAAGATTTTCTTCTATAAATCCTTCCTAAACCTTTTTGAAATTTAGTATTTATTCCAACTTCAACACTTCTATTCCAAATATATTCTATATCAAAACCCCAGATATTATAACCGATGATAATATCTGGATTTAATTCTTTCATAAATATCTTCCATTTGTTTAATAATTCTGCCTCTGTTTCACAACAACTAATATCAATTCCCTCAATATCATCGCAAGTATTTAAAGAAATTAATTTCTTATAAATAATCTCTTCATTCCCAAATTTATGAACCGAAACTCCAATTTGAATAATCTTATCTCCTTCTAATTTTGGCAATAATTTAGATAATTTGTGATTAAGAGCATCTTCAATTTCATTATATTCCTTCGTCGTAATCTTCTTATTTATGATTTCTTCTTCATTATCATTTCCATTTTCATTTTCATTTCCATTTTCATTTTCATTTCCATTTTCATTTTCATTATCATTTCCAATCTCAATAATCTTCATTTTATTCATTAAGAAACGAATGTCTCCTTCATTTTCGTTTAATATTTTTTCAATTTCATCAAAATCTTCTTTTTTTAATTTCCTATCCGTATATAAACGATGAATTTTCAAATCACCTATTTCAACTTCATTTGAATAAGCGTTTGATATATATTTCATTAGATTTTTATCATCAAGACCTCTTTTCGATATGAGACATAAGTCTTGTGCTAATTTCTTATAATCCTTAATAGCAATTGGGAAATCTCCGTGAGAACTCGTGCATTCTATATCAAAAGAGGCAATTATCAAAGGTGCTATTTTATTAATCTTCAAGGGATTAATATCATTCCAATCGGCACATATATTCCTATTACAAATGGTTTCAGGAACATTATTAGAAATATCATAATTCTTAATGGAAATCCAAGAACAAGGTTTAATATCTTTCATATGAATAAATCTCAAGAAAGGATCAATATTACTTTCATATAATTTAAATCCATCTTGTTTAGGGATGGATGATAAGAAATAATATTTGAGACGGTCAAATAATCCAAGGGATTTGGTGGAAATCTTGATAAATCTTTGTTCCTTATCATTTGAAAATCCCCAAAAATCTTTCTTATTCACTACTTCAATTTTATCAAGATGTTTCTTTAATGAATATGGGATAATATCAGTTTTTTTATTTGCTTTTGTAATATATTTATCTTTCGATAATTTCATTTTCATTTTCAAAATCATATCTTTATCATCTAAATCATTCCATTCTTTCGGTGGTTTGATATAAAAGAATGGTTTAAAATTAATGACTTTGAGACAATAAGTAATATTTTCATCATCAGTTCCATAGATATATATAGAATAATATTCATAATCATCAAAATCTTTTCTATTTTTATCACTTTCAGGGATAAAGAAATCGGTAATTTGAAATTTCAAAGTCTTGCGACAATCTTTCAATTCATCAATTTCTTTTCTTGGAAAACTATTCATATATCTTTTTATTAAAGAATTATTTATATGAATTATTCATTTTTTATTTTGGTTGTATAGAAATGGAAATAAGTTTTCAAGGTTTCATTATAATCATTTTAGGAATTATATTCGTTTTCATATTATATCAATATCATTATTATAGTAAAATCGAAAAAGTTGTTTCTACAATTGATAATAGAAATTATGAAGTTCAAATTAAAGATGACGCACAAGAAGCAGCGAATTTAATTGCTCAAATTCGTGAAAAATTGATAATAATCACCGACCATCTTATCAAATCCTATCCAGATGAAGATAGAACGATGCGATTAAAGAAGAATTTTAGACCTGATAATATCAAAGAAGGAATAGATAATCCAGAATTCACGAGTTATTCCGTAAATAAAGGCGAGCAAATCGTCTTATGTTTAAGAAGTCATAATAAATTAATGGATTTAAATACGATGATTTTCGTCGTTCTTCACGAATTAGCACATATTTGCACTTTAAGTATAGGACATACTACGGAATTTTGGGATAATTTCAAATGGATTTTAGAAGAAGCAATCAATATCGGTATTTATAAAAAACAAGACTTTAAATTAAATAATGTCGATTATTGTGGAATGAAAATTACCGATAGTCCTCTTGATTAATCCTTTAACAATCCTTTAACAATCCTTTAACAATCCTTTAACAATCCTTTAACAATCCTTTAACAATCCTTTAACAATCCTTTAACAATCCTTTAACAATCCTTTAACAATCCTTTAACAATCCTTTAACAATTTATTAATAAATATCTAAATAAATATCTAAATAAATATCTAAATAAATTTTTTAATAAATCTTTTAATAAATCTTTTAATAAATCTTTAATAAATTCTTAATAATTATTTAATAAATTTTTTAATAAATCTTTAATAAATTCTTTAATATTTATAAAATAAAAAATGATTTAAGAAATATTATTAAAAAAATAAACATAGATGATTGATAGTTGTGAAAAAGCGTTTGTTCTTGGTTTTCTTTCATATATCAAAGAAGTTCATACAAAATATTCGCAGAATTGTTATGAATTGATGAATATTGATGAGGAAGAAGATGAAGGAATTCTTAAAATCTTAAAGGAATATGTGGATATTATTGATGAATGTGGAACAACTTCTATGAGTTTAATTAATCCTGAATATCTGGATGAGATGAAGAAGGATATTAAGGAATTTAAAGATTTTAAGGATGATTATAAAAGAGCATTTATTCGAGGTATTTATGAATATAATAATATAAATGAGACTTCAAATGATATTCATATGAAAAAGAATGAAATAATTAGTAATATTTATCAAGATTTTATGGAATATCTAGGAGTTCCTTATATCGTAGATGATGAGAATAGAATTTTGATTAAATATGGATGTAGTTCAGTAGATTTCCTTGGATTTCTTTATAATAATATTGATAATAATATTGGATTTGTTTATAATAATTATAATTCAAATCTTCCAAAGATTAATGTCGTTCTAACGGATGATGATGCGATTAGACCATCAAAGAAGAATTGGAGTGATGTTGGTTTTGATTTATCAATTATTAAGAAAGTTGAGGATTATAATTCGAAGACTGCTTTATATGATACAGGTCTTAAAATTCAAATAGATTTTGGTTATTATGTGGAGATTGTTCCTCGAAGTTCATTATCTAAATCTGGATATATGATGGCGAATAGTATTGGAATTATTGATAATTCTTATAGAGGAAATTTGATGATTGCTTTAACGAAGGTTTGTGATGATGCGAAGGAGATTGAATATCCGTTTAGATGTTGTCAAATGATTATGAGAAAACAAGTTCAAGCGAATTTGGAAGAGATTGGATATGTTGAAAAGACGAAGAGGAATGAAGGAGGATTTGGTTCTACTTAAATAAATAAATAAATATATAAAATATAAAATAGAAAATGAATTTTGAAGAATTAGAAGAACAAATTAAAACTTATATTAATAAAGATATTTCCATAGGGGATTTACAAGATGATTTTAGAACAAATTTTGAAAGAACTTATTTACCTGCGGGCTATGATATAGACGGAGATGATAAAAACTTTGATTTTCGATTAAGAAGATTACAATTAAAAATTGTTTTTTTGAAACTAATTGCGGAATTAGATTTAAATAAATTAAAAAATATTGAGGCATTATTAAATATTATGGAACAAGATATTCCAGAATGGTCTGGATTAGATTTAAGTCCATTTATAACAAAAACAACACATCCTATAATATTTAAAATACACGATGATAAAAATAAAAAAGAAGTTAAAGATTTATTCAATCTCGCAAATAATTATTTAACAATAATCAGGAAAAAATATAGAATTACACACGATTTTTATTATGAAAAAGGAGAAAAATTTATTGAAGGATTTAAAGATAAAAGATTTGCTTATGTTATGTCTTATACAAAACTTTTAAATTTAATTAAACAAATTAAAGAAAATTTATCATCATTTCAACAAACAAAAAAACAAAAAACAGGAGGCAAATTAAGAATAGTTAAAGTTATTAAGAAATATTAATCCATTCATTTAAATAAAAATCATTTTTCTCTGGAATGATAATCTTTTTATCTTTCTTTCCTAGATATGCCATCCAAAAGGAGTAATTATTTTTATCAATTATCATATTTTTAAATTGTGATAAAAGGACAAAATTCGTGAAACGATGTTCTGGAACATTTGCTAAAAAGATGACATTTGATTTTGGAATAAAATTCATATTTATTTGTATCCAATCTATATCATCACATAAAACAATAATTTTAAAATTATTGAAATGTTTATAATATGCTTTTTCATAATAATAAGGAATATATAAATCTTTTTTGATATTCATACAAACATAATTATTAATTTCATAATCTCCAAAATAATTCATTATATTTGTTAATTTATTATGGATGAAGGTTTTATAGATACTATTATTGATGATAAGAATTGATAATAGTTCTCTTACTTGATTACTTATATATTTATGAGAATAATTATCATTAAAAATGAGATTAAGATTATCATCTGGCGAATAATTATTCAAATAATAATCTTTAAAATTCATTTTTTCATAATCATCAGGAGATAATGATTTATATCTAAAATATTTGATGAAGATATTTATAATATTTGTATAACCACCTTCTATAAATGCTAATTGTCTATTAAGAGTTAAGGCGAAGGTTAAGGAAATACCGATTTTGAATAACTCGCTTCCAATATCATCAAAATTAACATCATTCGAATTGAAAGTGATGAATTTTTCGGTCATTTATTTAAAATAGATTTTATTTTTTTAAATGGAGATTTGAATAATAATTTTCATAATTATTGAAATTATATTTATGATAGGAATAATCATAACTTTCATAATTATTGATATTAGATACAAATTTGATGGATTTTTGAATGGAATTATATTTAATCCTTTTAAGAGGTTTATGGTTATTTAAATAAGTCATATAAATATATTTAGATAATTTTAGATTTTTGAGAATTAAATAAATCTTAATGATTAGATTGATATTTTCCATATTTCCACCAATCATATAAATCTTAATATCTTCAAATCTATATTCATCATAAACATCATTAATAATATCATATAAACAATCAATATTCGTATTCATATCAATTAAACCGATGAAAGATTTATTTAAACTTTCATTAATGATTAGAAGACATATGTTAAAATTGATAATATCAGTAATAATGATTTTATCATTTTTAAAAATGGAGAATTCACGATTATTTATATATCTATCAAAATATCTATATTTGAATGAATAAGAATAAGAATTATTGATTGTTTTTTTGAGTTTGAATAAATAGATGATAATTAGATAATAATAAATCTTTTTAATAATAATATTATCATAATTATTCAAAAAATCCAAAAGGAATATTAGATTTATTTTGGAACTTATCTTATAAATTAAATAATTTTTATTATAATAAAGATTGAAATTATTAATGATTATTTGATTATTATTTATAATAAATTCTATATTTTCATCTTCGTAAATCTCATTAATATTTAATTCATAATTAACAGGTATTAAATAATTCATAGTTTATATTTTTATAAATAATGTTTAGATAATTATGAATGATTATTGTTCCGTCGTAAATATAATTCCACAATATTTAGGAACTTGTTGGTTTAATGCTATTCTTATGTCTTGTTTATATAGTGATGGTGCTTCACGAATATTTAGAGAAACGATTTTAAGTGATGATTGGGAGAATTCTAATAATCCTCTTAAAATTGCTTTGTTTAATATTATTTCATATATAAATAGAATTAAATTATTTCCTGAATTACGAGAAGAACAAACAAAATTATTTCAAGAATATTTAAATAAAATAAGACCAGAACAATTATTATTTAAATTAATGGAATATGATAAAGAACTGAAAAATATATTTATTAAACAAAAAGGATTAGGATATTCTATTTCATATTTATCTTTATTTTTAGATATATTAGAAATTCCATATTTATCTGTTTTTATTGATAGTGATAAAAAACTAAAAACTTTCAAAAAATTTGATAAAGAATTTAAAATTATTATTTTTCATATAGGATATATTCCTTTTTATAAAAATACTTATATTGATTATGAATATAAAATTGAAACTTTATTAAAAGGATTTAAATTAGATAGTATTTTATTAAGAGCTTTTTTAAATTTAGGACACGCTATTACAGGAATAACTTGTGGAGGTGAAAGATATGTTTATAATGGTTGGATGCGAGAAGATGAAAGTTTTAAATTTTGTAATTTAATTCCTTTTGATTGGTATTCAAAAAAAGAATTTTGTTTAAATAGAAAAGAATGTAGTTTAGATGATATTAAAGAAAAGGATTTTTGTTTTTCTTTCGAAAAAGGAAAAAGGTTATTTGTTTATGTTAAACGAGAAAAAAAAGAAGAGAAATTGAGAATAAAGATTTTGAATTAGATATTAGAGAAATAAAAAAAGTTTTAGTTTAAAAGAGATTAATTCAATAACTAATATTTCTTTAAAACCTTCAATAACAAAAACACCATTAAGAACTGATATATTTACAAAAGATTTCACAGAAGAATTTCTAATATCATTAAGAGATTTTATTTATAAATTATATATTATATTTCTTAATTTTAAAAATAGAAGAAATTATAAATATAGTAGATTAGATATTATAGATTTTCTTAATACACAAAATGAAGAATTTTATGAAGATTATGATATAAATTATGATAATTTAACTGATAAAGAATTAATTCAATTATTTAAAACGAATGATGATAAAATAATTATAAAAGATTTATTAGAATTTTTTAAAAATAAAAATAATAGAATAAAATTTTTGGCATTATTAACAGAAGAAGAATTTATGTTTCTTAATCAAAATCATCCATAGGTGGTTCGGTTGGTGGAACTACACCTTCCGGCATTCCTTGTGGAAACATATTGCCTCCTTGAAGTTTCATTAAAAGAGGTTGAACCTTATCCGTAATCTCCTTTTGTTTATTTTTATAAACTTCCGCATCTTCCTTTGGATTTTCTTCAAACCATTTAAGACCTTCATCAATAATAGGATCAATTTCTTCCTTAACCTCATCAAATAGAGGAGGAACACCTTCCGCTTTCGTTGAAATACTATTCTTCACTCCATAAAGATAATTCTCTAAATCATTCTTACTCTCAATAACCGCCTTCTGTTTCTCATCTTCCTCCTTGAATTTCTCCGCATTTTTCACCATCTCCTCAATCTGTTCCTTTGAAAGTCGTCCTTTATCATTTGTAATCTTAATATTATTCGTCTTTCCTGTGCTTTCTTCTTTTGCTGTTACTTCAAGAATACCATTCACATCAAGAGATAAATCAATCGTAATCTTTGGATGACCTCTTGGCATAGGTGGAATACCGCTTAAATGAAATGAACCAAGAAGATTATTATCCTTCACAAGTGCTCTTTCACCCTCATAAATCTTAATATCGACCCCAGGTTGATTATCAGCATAAGTTGAGAAAGTTTGTGATTTCTTTGTGGGAATGGTAGTATTCCTTTCAACAATCTTCGTCATAACTCCGCCACTTGTTTCAATTCCTAATGAAAGTGGTGCTACATCAAGAAGAAGAAGTCCAGAAGTTTTATCACTATCACCTTGTCCTGTAAGAATAGCACATTGGATTGCAGCTCCAATTGCAACTGCTTCATCAGGATTTAGACTTTTATTTAGAGGTTTATCATTAAAATATGAACTTAACATTTCTTGGATTTTAGGAATTCTCGTTGTGCCTCCTACAAGAACAATCTCATCAATTTCTCCCTTACTCTTCTTCGCATCACCTAGAACCTTTCCAATAGGTTCCATCGATTTTTGAAAGAAACTATCCGCAAGTTGTTCGAATTTAGCACGACTTAAATTAATCGAATAATCAATTCCATCAATTAGACTTTCAACCTCAATAGTCGTTGTCGTTGATGATGAAAGATTTTTCTTCGCTCTTTCAGCAGCGATATTAAGTCTCTTCAACGCCTTTGGATTTTGTTTAACATCCTTTTTATGTTTCTTCTTAATATCATCACATAAATAATCCACAATAAGATTATCAATATCAGATCCACCAAGATGAGTATCTCCTGCTGTCGCCTTCACCTCGAATATTCCTCCATCAAGAGTTAGGACTGATAAATCGTGAGTTCCACCACCTTCATCAAAGATTAGAATAGTGCTTTCCTTATCACTCTTCTTATCAAGACCATAAGCAATCGCCGCTGCCGTAGGTTCATTAATAATTCGAAGACATTCCATTCCACTAATAATACAAGCGTCCTTCGTCGCCTGTCTTTGACTATCATTAAAATATGCTGGAACAGTAACTACCGCCTTCTTAACAGGATGACCGAGATATGCTTCAGCAGTCTCTTTAAGACGAACAAGAACCATCGCTGAAATCTCTTCTGGATATAATTTCTTCTCCTCGCCTTTATAATCAACCTTCACCACAGGTTTATTATTATCATCCGCAGTTAAATCAAAAGACCAAAGTTTCTTATCTGCCTGAACGATAGGATCATCATATTTTCTTCCAATAAGTCGCTTAATATCATAAAGAGTATTCTTGGGATACATCGTTGAAACATTCTTCGAAGCATCTCCAACGAGTTTCTCTTCATTTGTAAATGAAACATATGAAGGAATGATACGAGAACCTGTTTGATGATCTGGAATTACTTCCACTCTATCACCAATCCAAACTGCTACACAACTTGTAGTAGTTCCTAAATCAATACCAATTCCAACATTATCTTCCTTTGACATTTCTTTTTTATTTAAATAATTAATGATTTCTTTAAATAAATTTTATTATAATAGATGACAGATTTTTTTGAGAAATTAAGTGATAATGATTTCTTTTCAAATAAATTAACTCATATTTATTTTAATGGAAGAGTTGAAGATAAGTTAGTTGATAAATTAATCGAGGATGTTAGAAATGCGAATAAAACAATTGATAATATAAAACCTAAACCTATATTAATTCATATAAATTCAAAAGGAGGTTCTGTATATGATGGAATGCGTTTTTTATCTATTTTTAAAATAAGTTCAGTTCCAATAGCGACGATTATCGATAATTATTCATTTTCATCTGCAACATTTTTATCCATCCATAGTCCATATCGTCTAATGACGAAAAATAGTTTTTGTCTCCTTCATTATTATTCAATAACAGGATTGAATGATTTTAAAAGAGATAAAATGTTTTCTAAGGTGAATGAATTTGAAACTTATTTCAATAATATCTGTCAAATGTATTTAAAAAAGACAAAATTTAAAAAAGAAGAATTGGATGAATTACTTCAACACGATTTATATCTTAATTATAAATATTGTCTCAAAAAAGGAATTGTAGATAGAATAATCGACTTTCAACATCCATCACCAGAATTTAAAGGTGATATTTATGATATTATAAAAGATGAAAAAACATTCAATTTACATCTTCTTCCGTGTTCTAATGATATTAATAATCTCGATTTAATTATCAGGAAAAATAATGAAAATCCTTCTTCAACATATATCATATATCCAATCCATAATCTATGTAATGAAGAAATTGCTAAAAAGACTTATATAGAAAAAAAAGATGTTCCTAAACAAGAAGATTATGATTTCGATATATTTCATACTCTTAATTTAACAAACAGAATTAAAGCAATTTCAGGAAATAAAATAGCGGTTATTGATGTTCCCATCAGTATTGATAATATTCTTCCGCTTTTATATACAAATAAAATTTATATCTATAATCATTCATTTATCATATGTAATCTATTATATTTCAAAAATCCAATAACTAATATTCTAATAGATGATATGTTTAAGAATTATAAAACTATCTTTCATCAAATAAAAACAATTCTTAAACAAAAGACGAAGATGACTATGAAAGATATAGGTGATATTAATAAGAAATATATTATCATAAATCCAAAAGAAGCGGTGAAAATGGGATTATGTAATGAAATCATTTATTCATAATCACTCAAATCATCAATATCACTCAAATCATCAATATCACTCAAATCATCTTTAATATATTTCTTATATTTATCATATAAATTCATTCCAATTTGTAAGATATTTATATGATATTTATCTTCAATCTCGTCATTAATCGATAAGAGAAGCAGATATTTATAATAATCATCACCTTTTTTTTTATAATAAATGAGATTATTTTTCATTTGTTTTGGAAGAAACAAATTAATCAATAATAATATATTCATTATGATATTATTTTGAAATGCTAAAAAATTATAATAGATATTTATAAACATTACTTAATATAATAAAAAATGATTATTTTATATAATTTCACATAAATAAAATGGACGATATTCGAATTTTCATCAAAAATAATTCAAAAGAAGAATATAAATTATCTATCAAATATGAAGACAACGAAACAATTTATAAATATAAATATCCTTCTCATAATCTCCTTTTTAAAGAAGATTTTAATGATAATATCTCCTTGATTATTAATAAGAAAACTTATGATAATTTAACAGATATTCATCTCTTCCTCTTCAATCTCTTTGATTATAAAAACTTTGAATATATCGATTTATATCTTAAAAAAATTATTGAAAAAACCCCAATTCAAATTGAAGATTATTATAATGATAATTATGATGATTTCGCAAATGAATTCATAGCAATTCGTAATCTAATAATAAATGAAAGGTTCTATAAATTAAAATTCGTCCTTAAAGATAATGATTTTCATCTTTATTACAATCTAAATATTTTCAACGGATTTGATAATATTCTCGAAAAAATAAAAGAAATTATTCAATTAATAATGAATTTAAATCAATCTTCTTAATCTCATTCCTATTATCCCTAAACACATTCGTTATATAATTATAAGCATCGTTTATTTGATTAAATGATACGCCACCTGTAATCAATACACTTCCACTCTCAAATATAGCAATCGTTATTTTTTTACATTTCTTATCTCCATTTCCATCACCTTTTCCAAAACAATTATCACTACATTTACAAATACCATCTTGATATGATTTATTCGTATTCCAAAAGAATTCCAATTTAACTCCGTGATACTTTCCAGGCTCAAAGCTACATTTATTATTATAATCATCACTCATTAAAATCCTATGAAGAACCTTTCTCCTTATTACAAATTTATTCGTCATTTCCTTATCCGTATAAGTCTTGAAATCAGTATTTATCATACGAATATGGAAATTATTAAATCCTATTTTCTTCTCAAAATCTTCGGTGCTCGTAATCTCCTTAAAATCTTCATAAATCTTCTTAATCGCTTCTATGACATCTTCCACAATTTTATTCACATCATCTTTATTCTTCACACCTGTTATTTGAATATTTCCATTCTTAAATATCTTCAAATTAGGATAATTATCCGCCTTATATAAGAAGGTTACTTGATTATCAAATGAAGTTTTCTTCACCGTTGTCGGTTTAACCTTCCTCTGTTTCTTTGGATATATTCCCCTCTTATTCTCACCCTCAGGATATTTTGGATAATAAATCCAAATGAATTTACTCTTATCACCTATATCAAACTTCTCATATAATATTCCTAAATGGATAGTTACTCCCAAATCAACATTACAAGTTATAGTGCTTACCTTATAATCAGTAAAATAAATATCATCCATATTTTCCAATTATGAAATTAATCCATTTCTTTAAATCATTTTTTATTTTCGGATAATTTGGATAAATAGGAGGTATTAATAACTTCTGCGGAAGTATTAATGGAAATCATCGGTGGAATATTTAAAACATAGGTCTTCGTTTCGTCTATATGTGTTTTTCTAAAATCATCTATTTTCAAATTTCCTCCAAACATCTCTAATAAATATCGTGAAGGTGCTGGTCGAATTATATTCTTAAATCCATAGCGTTTTCCTAACATCTGTATCCAACTATTCACCTCCCATACCTTATCACTTCCACAATTGACAGAGAAATTATAAGCATTCGCACAATTTAAGGAACAAAATGAACCGATGATATAAAAGGTGTCATTTATCGTATCATAATTATAAGGCATTCCAAATATAGAATTATCGATGGAATGACAACACCAAAAACAACACGACTTATTTTTTATATTAGGATTATTGATATTATTATTATGATAATATTCATTTTCACAAGAGATATTCTCTGCGTCATTTGTGAAATAACAGATATTTTCATATGGACTTGGTTCAGTAATTATACAATTCCTATCATTATTTATGATATAATTGATTTTTGATTGACTTATTGGAAGTTGAAGGAATATATCATCACTATCATTTTCAACATCCTTAATCATACTATCAATTATATTCTTCTTATTCGTTTTCTTAATTACTACATCATTAACAATTTTTTTACGAGGCATATTATATATATTTAAAGGTAGTTCTTTAAATAACTTAAACCATTCGTGATTTTATTAATCAAATCTTTATTTTCATCAACGAATTTCTCTTTTTTTTCAACATTCGCACATACATTCATATTCCTAATATCATTTCTCAAATTATTTATGATATTTGCGAAATATATGATGACTATGATTAATAATCCAAGAACTAAAAATAATGTTAAATCCATTATTTATAAGAAAACAAAAAAATTATATATATTTGATACCAACTGTTCCTGAATTATATTCAAGAATATTAAAACTTTTGATATAATATCTTAATTCATAATTATATGAATATTCATCTTTTCCTAATTTCCTCATCTTTTCATTTATATATTCATTATTATCCTTATTCACATAAACAACTAAACTTGTTGAAATACAAGAACCATTATAACTTCCTGTTGGGATCCATTTTTCAGGTTGTATAGCAAATGAATAAGTATAAATGCCAATTTTTGGAATTGACGAATGATGTTGATAAGGTTGAATGAGATTGAAGAAATTGGCGTCCTTTTGTTCTATTCGATTTGTTTTATTAAAATTAATTATTGCAGATGTCATTATTGGTTTAGAACTATTTTCAATAATATCATTTGTATAATTTGTTTGATTATTAAAATTTCTATAATCATCTCTTTTCAAAGTCCAAATAATCTCCTTATTATGTGTATTTGCACCATTCAATTCTATAAAAGTCGCCAATTCATTTCCAGCTTTAATATTATAAAAATTAGATATGAAAACTTGTTCTATTAAGATGGATGTTATTGGGTCAATCATCATCAACGCTCTTTCATCATTTTCTAAAAAGATATAATTTGCTTCTACTCTGGCATTTAATCTATTTGTCTTTATAAAAGTCCAAATATTAATCAAATCATTTGAAAATATTTCATTATAAAATCTGGGACTTACATATAAATCATAACCATCTATATAAACTTGATAAAGATTTTCAACATCCTCTAATTCTATATTCAAATAAATATCGCTCAATTGTAATTTCAATAATAATAAGGCGAGTGATGTATGTTTTGTGAAATTAAATGAAAGAGGTATTATTAATTCCCTTTCAGCAATAGAAACAACATCTCTATCCTTATCACCAACAGGATAAGAAATATCCGTGAAATAATTATTATTTATTTTTAAAATGGGAACTGGTAAAGTTGGATCATATAAACTCTTGACATTTCCAGTAATATTATTATAATTATCCTTTTTATCTAATGAAAGTTCATTATTAATTAAGAGATATTCTCCTGTGATATTATCAATAATCGTTGCTCCTGCTGTTAAATATGCTCGTTTAATTAATAAAGTTCCAATATTTTTAATCCACCGAAATCTATATTTATCATTCGAATAAATTGCTGGAAGTTTATAAACCAGATATAAATTAGATAATAAATCAGCATATCTATTAATTTTACATTTATAAATCGTATCCTTCCTATCTAATAAAGGTGTAATCTCAAATTCCAGACGAACACTTTCAAAGGAGAAATTAGTATGCTTTTTATAGGCAAACTTATAAAAACTAATTTCAGGATTGACATTTATATAACTATCAATTTGACCTTTACAAACTAATTGAGTTAAACCACCAACCATTTATTTAATATATATTTATTATTTTAAATAGGTTCAACAGGCATACTTCCTTCGGTATTCGCCATAAGATTATAGGATATTTTACTACCTTGAACGAATTTCATCTTATCAAATCCAGACAATCGTATCGAAAGATCTGATGCTTCTTTCTTAAAACCTTTCTTAAATAATTCGAGAATTTCATTATCACTTAACGCATAATTGAAATAAGACATATTCGCCATTTTAACAGGACTATCTTTTTTAATTCCATCGTCTTCTGTTTGTGGTTCTATTTTATTAATTAAATTATGATTTGTTTTTGCTGTAGGAAATGTATTATAAGCTTTATTGATATTTTCTTTTGGATTTATATATAAATTTCCAATATTATTCTTCATAGCAGTTGAAACACCATTTTCATTATTTAAATTTAATATATCATTATTAAATGTTGAACGGTCTGCTATTAAAGTTGAATTATAATAGATTTTACAATTTGTTCTATTTGTGAATAATTTTTCTTCATTCGAAGGACTTTCTTGAATAACAATTGTAATCATATTCCAAGTTTTATTATACATATCAGTATTAATATTCTTAACACCTAATTTATTAACATTTGTTGCATACATAGTATTTTGAACTTCACTACAATTTAATTTAATAGCAGATGAATTGAAACTATCAGGCGTATTTAAATTATTATATTCGACAACAATCTCTTTTCCATTATTATTAAGTTTAACTAATGGATTTTTAACCAAAAAATATGGATAAGGTTCCTCAGTATCAGCTTTATCAGTATCACAACTTAATCGATTTTGTTTATATGGAATAAGTTGTTTCACACCTTTATAAAATAAAACGATGAAAGCATCTCTAGTTAAATCATTAGTAGTATCACTTGATTTTTCTATTATTCGTCCAATTGATGGTTTTATGTTATAATATAACCAGAAATTATAGGAATATTCGGCACCTCCATTTTGATTTACAGAAGGATTTATATTAAGATAATAAGGATCGTTTTTATTAATAGTTTCTATTTTAGCTTGTGTTTCTGTTAATTGATAAATACCTGTGAATATTTTTGTTTCTTTTTTATTCGTTGGAAAGAAACGAACAGAGGATAAATATTCTCTATCAAATATAGAATATGCTATAAATCCCATAATTAAAACTAAAAAAATTCCCAATAATATTTGAACTATTATATTCAGCATTATATCTATTTATATATTATAATTTATAAATTGGATTTCTTATTCCATACATTCCTAAACCAATTCTCGCTAATAGATTTCCAATTGGCCCCCAATAATAATCATTATAAACATCGCGTTGATTTAATTCATAATTGAAAGTGGAGATTTTAGAAACTAATCCAGAGAAACCTGGGCCTTCCGTAGAATTTAATTCACCACCTATATTCACAACTCCTCCCATATTAATATTCATCTTCGTTAGAGTTTTTCGTGTATCATCTGTATCTCCTAAATATCTATCCTTTTCATTATTAGAAGTTGTGCTGACTAAATCACCATCTACATAAGCATATATATAATTCTTATAAGAATTCGCATTACATACAATCGCAATATGAACCCATCTTTGAAGAGGAACATAAGGAATTACAATTCCATTTCTCATAAATTCTTTTAAACTTGATTCAGTTAATGACATATAACTAGAAACTCTTGAACTTTCAGTTGTTCCTAAATCAGCAAAACGAACATATAATTTATTATCAGTTTTATCTAGGAATACGAAGGGAGATGCTTTTCGAGGGTCTGTTATAGATGTAGATGCTTGGATATTGAAGACATTTTTATAATTACCAGCAAATCTATTCATATCGTGTAGATAAATCCAGAATGTATATGTGCGTCTTTCACCATTTCCAGTTTTCTTTATTTCAAAATCAAATCGCCGTTTTTCAGTGCAAATTATGGGAATTTTAGTTTCATCTACTACTTGATGGATATTTAAGAATAGTTTAGTAGTTATAAGGACATAGAGGATATATGCTACACCGAGACAGATTACAATTACTATAAAAAGACCGATATAAATACTACTATCACCAGAGAAAGATTTTTTAGCAGATGTTATACTAGATAAAATTCCACTACTTTCATTATCACTTCCACTAAACATATTTTTTAGATTGTCAAATGGACTTGAACTCATTCTATATTTTTCTTATCTATTATTAATAAATAAATTTTCTATTAATAATATTTGAATGATAATTATTGATTTGGTTAAAAGGAAAGGAAGATTTAAAAACAAATTTATTATTTTTCTTTTGTAATGATAAATAACTCAACATCTTTGTAAAATTATTCTTATTTTTACTATTTTTCTTCAAGGGAAATTCATATAATTCTTTAATAATTGAAATGAATAAATCCAGACTATAATCATAATTCTTATTCATAAATATATCAAAATAGCAGAAATTATAGATGAAGAATTTATAGAATTTATCTTTATCTTTCTTCGTTCCCTTGCGATTAGTTGTTAATTCATAAATGAGATTTTCGTGAAAATTTAATGGGATAATCCATTGTTCTTTCAATAATAATAATTTAAGATTATTTCTATTAAATCTCGAATTATATAAATCACTACTGCTGATGAAAATATCATTATCATTAAAATTATTTTTATTAACTATCTTAATCGCTTCATTAATATTATAATTACTTTCATTTATAATTCGCAACGCATCACCAAATTCCAAATCATTTTTATAAATCTTCAAGATTTCATAAATATCATATTCACATAATTTCTTAATCTCTATAATCCTACATTTCTTCTTAATTTCACCAATCTTCTTTATGATTTCATTATTAATAATGACGATAATAGGAATATTCTTTAATTTAGAATTATTAATGAAATTATATAAAGATAAATTTATCATATTATCAAATGTATTTAAAACATCAAAATCATCTATAACAATTATTTTATTTGAATTATTATTAGTTAAAATTTGTATTAAAGATGATACGAATGATTTTGTTAATAAATCTAATAATTGCGATGATGAAGAACAATTATTAGAATTGATATTGATAGGAAATAAATTCATATCTTTAATTATTTTAGAAACGATATAACTTTTACCACATCCAGAAACGCCTGATATAAATAGACAAGAATTAATGGATAATTTAGGATATGAATAACAATCTATTATCCACTTCTTAATTTCTTCCATTATTTATTTATGAAAAATTATTTTTATAATCATATAAAAATAATAAGATAAAACTGCTATGATTGGATAAATAATATCTAATGTAATCATCGCCTTTGGATTATATGTCATCATAATTCCATTATTATCGAATAAGAGTGGTGGTTTTATGATGAAAAGAAGTAGGAGAATGGATATATAAATTAATATGGGAATGATAGGAACAAATGAACTCATTATAATTCTATAAATTAAATATAGAATAAATGATTTTAAAAATAATTTTAATTTTAATTTTAATTATTTGTATGTATATTTTCCTTGTTTATTATTTAGAAAAATTCTCCAATTATACGAATACTGGAACAATTCCCCTCGAATATAATCAAATATATTCATCTATACCTTATGATATTATTGTTAAAAATGAGAATTCATCTTATTATGATTATGGAAATGATGAATTAAATGAACGATTTATAAAAATGTTTAATATAAATCAATTGGATTTAATTAAGAATATTGAAGGTATTGAATGGACGAAATGGAATAATATAAATGATATGAATTTATCAACAACTATTTATTCCTATTCGAAAAATATAATAAATGATTTTAGAAAAAAGATTGAAAAACTTGATTATAAATTCATCAAGAAGAATATTAATCGTTTTAAAACTTCTGTGAAAGATGCCAATAAATTTCTTCTTGATATTGATATCATTATTCATAGACCGAATAGACCTCTCGCGCGTCATATTAAGATAATCGCATACACCGATGGAATGAAAATTACTTATTTATTCACGAAAGTTATTGGTGTTATTAAAGAATGTGATTTAACACAACAATTATCATCTGCGAATGAAGTTGATAATTATGTGGAATTTGTGAATGATAAGAAGATTATTTATGATATGAATTCATTTATTTATGATACGAATGATAGATTAGTGAATTCTGCTATTGAATATCAATTATATAATAAATTACTTAAAGATTTGAAATAATAAGATAATAAAGATGTCTTATTATGAGTTTATATTTTCAGGAGTTCTTACACCTGAATATGAAAGAAAGGTGAATGATTTGCTTAAATCGATAAATGAGGATTATTTGCCGATTGTTATTCATAAATATACGGATGAGGTAATTTGTGAGGAAAAAAAGAATAGAATGCTTGTTCTTTATTCTCATTTAAATATGTGGGATTATTTATATAGAATTTTTGTTGATTGTGGTTTAGAGATGAAGGTATATTATAAATCGAGGATTATTTAACGAATTTAATCCAATTTGTTTTAATATCATTTATTATTTTTATAATATCTTTACAATTTTGGGAGAAGAAATTGTAGAATATATCAGGATTTTCGCTGTTTAATGTGAAACGGACGATGAGTTGTTTAATTAATGGATGAGGACAAATATAACCAATATATTCACAGGTTAAATCATTAAATTTGGATTTTTCACGAATATATTTATTATGGAGGAGGGATTGAATGAGATTTCCAAGAGTATCATCTTCATCATCTATTTTAAAATTGAAGGAATTTGGGATATTAGGAACTTGTTCGATTTCAATTTCTTTATTTTCTAATTTGAGGATGATAGTTTCTAATTTATTTATGAGAATATCTATTGCTTTATTGAAGAGATATTTATAGGAAAGTCCGGTGATAGTTTCAATTTGGAAATTGATTTTAGAAGGTTCGCCATATTTATTCTTATAAAAACTTCTTTCCTTATCGAGAATATTATCGGTTTTACTTGCCTCTGTTTCATCAATTACGAAGAAGAAATTTGATAAAGAAACAGGAGAGAATGAGGCGTTTATTTTTGCGGTTCTTTTAATAGCATTTGCTTTAAAATGAATTTTCTCTTTAAAACGAAGACGAGTTATGAGGATATGTTGTTTTGATATGGGATTAGGAGGAAAGATTTCATTTAATTCATTTTGAGTTAATTTCTTATCTTTATAAGAACCAGAAATATCTGCAGTAGAAACATTCATCATTTCATTATTAGGATTTTCTTTGATTAATTCGAAGGAATAATCACCATCTTCATAAATATCAACAATTCCTTCTTTAATATGAAGAGGGATTAAACCTATTCTATGTATCATAAATTCATTATGAAGAGGTGTATTATTGAATAAGATGTCTATGGTAGGATGTTCTTCACCATAAAACGCTACGACTGGAATTTCAGTTAAAATAACTCGTCGAATTGAATTAACTATTCCTAAATCAATATTATCAATTATAAATGAATGTCTATCGGCGACTTTATCAAATTTATAATTACTAAACATTTCTTTTTATTTAATAAATGAATTTAAATTTTTATGTCATTTTTTTTCCTTTTATTTTATCATTATTTAAATAAATGATTTTATTTTATAGTGATACTTGCCAACATTGTTCTGTTTTATTAGATACGATTAAACGATATGATAATAAAAAGACTATTAAATTAGTTTGTATTGATAGTAAAATAAATATTGTTAAAGATATTATTAAAAATGTTCCAGCATTAATGTTCTTACCATCGAAAGAAATCATTTATGGAAAAAAAGTTTTTGATTATCTCATAATGCCAGATCGTGGATATTTATTCACGAGTAAGAGTAGTAGAAATAATAAGGAAAAAGAACCATCATCTTTATCATCACCAATTCCTTTAAATACTGAAAAGACGGATGAACCAGAAGCATTCTCTCTTGGAAGTATTTTAACGGATAATTTTAGCAATATTGATGATGATAATGCAATTAATAATAAGATATATAAATGGGATTTTATTGAGAATGATAATAAGAATATTAATATTGAGAGGGAGTTTAAGGAGAAATCGAATGAAAAGACGAATAATAAAAGTCTTCCTTCTATTGAAGAATTAACGAGAGACAGAGAAAATTTATTTAAAGATATTAAATAATTGTTTATATATAAAGAAATTTATGGCGTCTTCAATTGTAATTTTTAATCAATATTATTATGATCTTTTAACGAAGATTAGAACGATTGCGAAAAAGCATAAGGAAAATAGTTCAACGGCGAAGAAGGTTCTTGAAGTGATGAAGGATAATTATAAGGAATTTGATAAAACTTCTGGCGAATATGTTGAATATTTGAATGCGAATTGTAATGAGGATTTTTGGAAATCTTATTTAGAGGTTGATAAGGAAAATTGTGATGAATGGTTAAAGAAGGATGAAGTGAAGGTTATTTGTCTTTATAAGGATATATCTATTGGTGAGATTGCGAAACTTGTTCGAGATAATTTCCTATGTCATCATTTTTTAAGTGTCTTTTATATCTTTAAGAATGAGATGAATGATGAGAGTGCTTCAACTATTCTTAAAATTCTCCAAACTTTTAATGAAGATTTTGAATTAGAGAATGATGATTATAAGAAGGTTATTAATCGTCTTAATTCTATGAAAACTGATAAGGTTAAGAATGATAGTTCTTTTGAGGGAATGAATGATTTAAAGGATACTACGATTGGAAAGATTGCGAAGGAGATTATTGATGATGTTAATATTGATAAATTTAAGAAGACGATTAATGAGGAGGGAGATATTCTCAAAGCACTTGCTAATCCTGAAAATGGACTTGGCGAACTATTTTCGAAAGTAGGAAATAAAGTAACGGACAAGATTTCTACCGGTGAATTAAATCAAGATGCGATTATGAAGGATGCGATGAAATTTGCTTCTATTCTTCCTTCTATGTTTGGAAATAAAGGAGGAGGAGGTGGTGGTGGTTTTGATATGGCGGATATGATGAAGATGATGGGTGCTATGAATGGTATGGGAGGAATGGGAGGTGGAATGGGAGGTGGAATGGGAGGTGGAATGGGAGGAAAGAAGACGAAGACTGCTGTTAATAAACAAGGATTAAAGGCATTAGCGAAACGAGTGGAACTTCAAAAGAAACTGGCAGGAAAGAAATAAGTTCTTTTAGTAAGAAGGATGTTTAGTTTTAAAGAAAAACTATTGATAATATCTAATTTTATTTTATTCGTAGCTCTAATATTATCATTAATATTTAGAACTTTTACTTTTATACTTTTTGGAATTATAATAAATTTATTTCTATTCTATATTTATTTATATTATAATCAAGAACAAGTGAAATTAAAAGAGGAATTAGAAAATAATAATCAAGCAATTATTAATAATCAAATATGCATTAAACCTTCACGAAATAATCCATTTATGAACCCTTCAATTGTAGATATTAATGTTAATGATAATGATAATGATAATGATAATAAGAATATAAATGCCTGTTATATAGATAATCCATATATAAAAGAAGAAATAGATAATCATTTTTTAAATAATCAATATAGAGATGTTGTAGATATTTATGATAGGAATTCATCACAAAGACAATTTTATACGATGCCTTCGACGACCATTCCTAATAATCAGGAGGCATTTTCTAAATGGTTATATTATAGAAAAGAGACTTGTAAAGAAGGGAATGGGGAAATGTGTTTTTATAATATAATGTAAATAGTAGAGATGGAAAACCAAACATTTAAAACAGGAAAAACTTATTTTGAAAATCAAGATAATATATGTGCTGATAGTTGTTGGATGGATTTTAAAAATCATGGAAATGAAAAAATAATGAATTATCAAACTTACGAAAATTATTCTCAATTAATTCCTTGTGAAAGTCCTAATGTCCGTCTTCCATCATTTATGTTAGACCATCCTAATCTTCGTGGTCGTGCTGGTTATGGTATTGCGGATGCTTGTTTAATTGATAATTATAATAATCTTGTTAAAAATGATGAGTTGATGACAAGAGATAAATGTAAAATCCAATTATTTTCAAGAATTTTCACAGGTGTTCCACAATTGAAAGGATGTGGTGGTGATATAACAAAGGAATTAGATTTATTATCTGGAACAGATACGACATCTTCTGTCGGTTCTTCTATGGGAGGATGTCGTAAATCTTTAATGGAACTTCAAATAAAACATCCAATTCCTCTTGTAGATTGTATGAAAGATATTCAAAATCCAAATAATATTGTTCCTATGTGGGTAAATGGAGGCGAAGATACTCGTTCATATATAAATAGAACTAATTTTAATAAAAATATTTAATATGTATAGAATTATAAATGAGTTTTAATAGAACTAAATATGATAATTGTTCTTATAAACAAGATTTAAAATCAAGTGTAGAAACTTTAAGTCATATTCTTTCTCCATATCGATACGAACATAAGGATAAATGTATTCATCAATTAGGTTTCGTAGGAGGAACTACTGTTTCACATATCCAAGGAAATCTCGTGGATTTAGATAGTGAATTACGAGGACAAACTCGAATTATTTCAAAATGTCAAACAAATCAATATAAACCTTCAAATGATAATATGATTAATAATGATAAGACATCTCCTATTAATACTACGATGAACCATCTTCCATCTTGTCAATCAATTATGTATAGATCAGTTCCTCTTCCTCCTCCAATTAAAATAAATAATTGTTAATGTTAATGTTATTTTTAATGTTAATTTTTGGATTTTTTTTATTATAGTTTATTAAGAAATAAATGTATAAACCAAATGATACACGAATGATTTATGATAATTCTTCATATCAACAAGAATTAAAACGCTCAATTTATTCTGGAAACTATCATTTATCAACACCTTATAATGATTGTATGGATTGTGATAAATTTATGCCAAATGACCCTCATATTCGTTTTCAATCCTATGGACAAAATGCGTGTAGTATGAAAAAGGCGGTTGATGATAGTAATGAATTATCTGGAAGAAATTATAAGAATTCTAAATGTAATGAGGATGCCTATATTCCTAATAAATATATATCTACTGGATGTGTTCCAAAAACGATTGATGAAGTTCGCAAATGTTCTATACCTACGGAAAGTTGTCGATTATCAAATCCTCCTTGTTCTTTAAAAGAAGTTGGGATTAATCGTTTTGACCCTCTATGTTGGAACCCTCAATCAAAGGCATTAGAAAGTTTTGATAGAATTGGTGTGAATTATAGAATGGTTGTGAAAGATAATCACATACCTCTCATAGAAACACCTGATAATCAAGAAGAAAAGTTTATGCCGAAATCTAATCAAGATTATTCAAATGATTTAAATAAATGGAGTGAAATTAATAAAAATAATCAACAATACTCGCCAGGATATATGTATCCAAATCCTAATCCAATTCTCAAATGTGCTTAAACATCAAAAATATCTCAAATAACATCTTCGACATTTTCATCAACTATATCACCAATTTCATTTTCTACTGTGGGTTCATCAGTTAAGAAATTATTTATATTTTTCGTTTGGATATATATCTCAACAGGACCAACGAATTTCATTCCAAATCCTTCACCACCAAAGAATGAGGTGAAAAGAGATTTTCCTAATTTGGATAATTCAAATTGAGAGTTGTTTTTACACGCTAAAAACGCACCATTATCAATAATTAAATAATCATTTTTAGGAACAACGATTTTTTCTAAATTTCCAAAAGCACATATCCAAATAAATCCATATTCTTCACCTATACAAGTCGCCGTTGGAAGAATAAAACCTTCTTCTTGACCTATTCCTAATATTCCTTTCATTTGAACTGTGAAAGATATTTTGATATTTCCAGTAGAAGCAAGAAAACAATTACGAGATAGACGATAAACATCTCCTTTATTTATTTTTATAACCAATATGGAATTTATGAAATTAGTTCCAATATAGATATATCCTTTTCCTATCTTATTTCCTCTAAATACTTGATAAAATAATGGTTCTCCTGCTAATACTTTCGAAATTCCTTTCCATATTCCATCATATTTAATATCTGCTTTATCAACACCACTATTCATACAAATTAAGGAACCTAATTGAGCGATAATAAAATCATTATGTTCTAAATGAAATTTAAAACATATTGATTACCATTTTGACCTATTATTTGATTTGTTTGTTTTCATCTCTTTAAAATATAATTATTAAATAATTATGGAAATCTATTGTATATCAATAGATAAATGTCAGGATAGGAGAAAACATTTTAAAAGTTATTTTTCAAATATTCCATTCAAATTTTTAATAGTTAAGAAACATCAAAAAGGAGGTGTTTATGGATGTTTTCATTCTCATATATCAATTATTAAAGATGTTTATAAAAGAGGTGTTAAAAATGTTCTAATATTTGAAGATGATGCTTATCCAACATCTTATTATTCCAAAGAAAATTTTGAGAAGATTAATGAATTTCTTAAAAAGAATGATTGGGATTGTTTTTATTTAGGTTATTTCGCATTTGGGATTAATAAGAAGAATGATTTATTATTTAAGACACCAATCTTTAATGGAAATATTTGTCAATTTAATCCTATGAGTTCTCACGCTTATATTTTAAATAGGAAAGGAATGAAAAAGATTTTAGATAGATATGAGAGATTTATAGATATTTGTCATTTTGATTATTTCTTATCTGGATATGCTGATTTAAAGAGTTTTTGTTTTTTGCCGATGCTTATCGACCAAAATTATTCATTTAATTATCAAATAGAACCTTTGAATATAATTGAATATATATTAAGGAAATTATATCCATTATTTAATCTCTTCAAAATTCATCAAATCTTCTCAATAATTATTTATTATAGATTTTATTTAATTATAATTTTATTATATTTATTTTATAGATATGGAAGAACAAGGTTTTATATATGAAGATGAAGAATTGGATGAAATTGATTATTTTGAAATCGTTTCTCTCGATGAAATAATCAAATTAAATCCAACCTTTGTCGCTTTCACACAAGAAGAAATTTATAATTATTTCTTCGCCTTCTTTAAATCCAAAACAAAAGCAGAAGGTTTCTTACATATCTTTAATGAAGTAATTGAGAGACAGAAAAATCCAATAAATATCAATAATTTTATAATCATAGCAGATGCAAAAAGAGATAATTTTATAGAATTGGATATTGAAGATTATGTAGCAAAGATTAAGGCAAATAGTAAGGAACAAGTTAATTTTGCTTTAAAAAATAAGAATAAATTATGGTTTCCTCTTGTTTATGATGTTGAAAATTCTCTCCAATTCTCACCAACCTCCACTTCTATTCTTGAATTAAATGAAAATGATAATTATATCATATTTAAAGATGATGAGAGAAATATTCCAGTCCTCGCAGTTTATTATTATGAACCTTTATCAACAATTAAATCAACGATGAATGAACGAATTATTGAATTTCTAAATAAAGATAGATTTAAGGGAGAGGTTCTCAAAAAGGGTGATTTTAAAACATTTGAAGAGATGATAAAGGCATATAAGATAAAACTTTCCTTAGATAAAATTGATGAGGATGAATATCATTATTCGAATTTAAGTGAATTATTGAATAAATTTAATTATGATTTGGATTTTATGGATAATGATACTTATCAAAAACTTAAAATTCATTTAGAGGGATTGGTGAAAAAGGAAAAAGAGGAGGTAGTTGATTATAAAAGGATTAAAATAGAACCTCTTAATATCACGAATAATAGATATTTATTTTTTATAATTATCAAAAGTTTTCTTAAATTACTTGATATAACTCATAAAAGTTCTACTGAAATTTCTAATAGAATTAAAGATTTCACAGGTGAGAAGAATGTTGTTTCACTTATTATAAATGATTTAGAAACATTAATCCTGAATATTAATGAAAGTAATTATGATGATATTATAGGTAATTTGAAAGATATTAGGAAAAATCTTTCCATAGATAATTATATAAATCTATTCAATTCTAAAATTGATATTAAAGAAATTGATAAACATCTAACAATTATCATTAATAAATTCGAAGTTTTCACACAATCTTATAAAGACCTCTTTAAAATATCTTTTGATTTTCAAGAAGAAGAACACGAAATTAAGAAAGGATTAGATACAAAAGATTATGAAGGAATTCCAGCACGAATTGATGAATTTAAAAAAAATGCTATTTTTATTGATGAAGAAGATGATGATGCAGAGGAAGTTGATGTTATAGATGATTTAAATTTTTTTAAGAAATATTATCTCAATAGTCGTTATAATCTCGAAAAAGGTTTTATAGATGCTCTTAAAAAGATTTGTCCTTTTCTTAAATTAATGATTGATTTAAGCAAACTTCCGATGGATTTTGATATAATAATTGAAAATCTTTTTAAGAATTTTTCTGGAAAAGTTCAAGAGAAACTTATCATAATTAAAAGGAAATATAATGGAAAATTTGATGATAATTATTATAAAGAACAAGCAAAAAAAACCGAGAAATATGTTTTAAATGCTGATGATGAAGATATTGAATTAGTTGAAGCATATGAAGAACATATATCATTAATAATTAATATGATATTTGATGCTATATGTAAATGGTCTATTGAAATTCAAAATGAGATATTAAATGGAACACTTATGTTTGATAGAAATAGATGTTATATTCCTTGTATTAATGATAGTTGGAATGATTTTGGGATGCCTTATGATATGGAGACAAAGGATAAAGATGGTGTTCTTCCATATTTGATGTGTATATTTGAAGAGGTTTTTAAGGAGAAATTTAGTGAAAATGATGATGATTATATGCCATTTCCAAGTGATTATAAGAAGATGATTATAAAAATGATAAATGAGGTTTATTCGAATGATTTGAAAAAATTTGAGAGAGGTGAGAAGAAGAAGAAGAAGGATACGAAGGGACTTGAAGCACAAAAGAAGTTAAATAAATATATAAATGAAGAGGCGAGGAAGAATAATACCAAGGAATATCAAGAATATAAGGCGAAAGGTGATAAATTCTTTGAGGATTTCATAGAAGCTTTGATATATATGCCTTCGGTTAAATATGAAAAAATTCATAAATATCTATTAGGATGTTGTTTAGAGAAGATTGATGATAATTTTAGTGCGGATATTTTTTTAAAAACGAAGAGGAAGGATTTGGAAAAGGCGAAATCTGCTTTCATAACGGAGAGAGTTTTGAATAAGAAGAGATATGAGCGATTTTATTTAATTAAGAAGATGATAAGTGAGAAGAAGGAGGGTTTTGATGGAATTAAATATGGAAATGATGTTTATTTTATTTATGAAAGTTCATTAGAAGAATGGTTTATGAATATGAGTGATAAAACGATTATTAGTAAGAAGAATAAGAATGATATACAGACAAAATTAAGAGATACTTATAATATTCATTTAACTTATTTGAAGAATTTTTTTGGAAAAAAAGAAATTCCAGATGATTATAAATTCAATAATTATAAACAAATATTAATAATGATTTCAACTATTTTATATAAAAATCTCAAAGAAAATTCATTAGGAATTATTAAAGAAATTAATGAAACTATTAAAGAATTAGATAATATATCATCCATTATAAATGATGATAATAATACTTATATTTATCAAATAAGAGCGATTATTGTCATTCGTGCGATGTGTCTACCTGCGTATCCTGATATAAGTCCAAATGCTAAATTAATATCGAAGATTAAGATTGAGAATGAGGTTTTTAAGACTATTACAAATGAAATTTCTTCAAAAGTTTTTAAGATTATAAATGATAATAAGATGCCTACATTAGAAGACCAGATTAATTATATAAATAAAATTCGTGAGGAAAATAAAGATAAGATTTTATCAAAATTAAATAAAAAAACAAGAGAAGATAGAGAAATGATAAAGGAAATGAAGAAAATTGGTTTAGGAAATGTTGTTGATGATGGTGATGATGATATAAGAGAAGTTGTGAAAGAAAAATTTGATGATAATGCCGAAGGAGAATATGATGTAGGTGAGGATGATGGAAATGGTGATGATGATGAAGATATTGATGATCAAAATTTTGGATTTATTTATAATAGATATACAACACGCAATTATTATGATATATAATTCTCAAATTTCTTCAATTATTTTTATTATAATTTTAAAAAAATTCTTTAATATTCATTCCAAAAATGATTTAAGAATAAGATTATTTATTTCTTAAATGATTTTTATAGAATTTATAAATAAATATTAATTAATTTCAAAATAGATTAAAGGAATGTTTAAAAGGATTTCTATATTTTTAACTTTTCTTGAATCAAATTTTAATTATATATTTTAAATATTTACTCAAAAAAATATTTTTAGTTTAAAATCTTTAAAGGAATATTTAAGGATTGATTAAAGGAATATTTAACAATTATTTAACAATTCTTTAACAATTATTTTTTTGGAAATATAAATGAATAATTCTTTAACAATTCTTTAATAATTCTTTAACAATTCTTTAACAATTCTTTAACAATTCTTTAACAATTCTTTAATAATTCTTTAACAATTCTTTAACAATTCTTTAATAATCCTTTAATAATTCTTTAACAATTCTTTAATAATTCTTTAATAATTCTTTAACAATTCTTTAACAATTCTTTAATAATTCTTTAATAATCCTTTAATAATTCTTTAACAATTCTTTAATAATCCTTTAATAATTCTTTAACAATTCTTTAATAATTCTTTAACAATTCTTTAATAATTCTTTAATAATTCTTTAATAATTCTTTAACAATTCTTTAACATATCTATTTTAAAAATTATAAATAAAATATCAATTAATCTATTTGGAAATATAAATAAAATATCAATTAATCTTTTTGGAAAATATAAATAAAATATCAATTAATCTATTTT